TAATAGAAAAATCTTATTAGATAATGGTGCTACATCTGCTGATATTCAGAAAAGAATGCAGGAGAAACCTTTGGGCCCATTTGAAGCCTTTGGTATGGTCAGTGTAAATAACTTTCCTGTACTTGAATTAAAGAGACAATTAGAAATAGTTAAAGCAAAGAATCTCCACATGATTATGGGGACCCCTGTTAAACTGTTCTATGACTATGACTCTAAGAAAGTTAAAGCAGAACCTATACTTGATGGTAGTGCTAATGTAATCTACAGACAAAAACCTGATAATACCTCTCTAGAAGGATGCCCTGTTATTTATGAGTATCCTGCTGAGATTCCAATGCGGGGTGCTTATAAGATAGGGTATGACCCTTACAGACAGGATAAAGGTACCTCTCTTGCAGCAGTTTATGTTTACAAGAGTGTCATTATAGGAGACAGGACTAAAAGAATAATTGTTGCAGAGTATGTGGGAAGACCTGGAGAAGCTGATGATGTAAACTACATTTGTAGATTATTTGCAGAGCTTTACAATACTACTATAATGCATGAGAATGAGGTAACCCATGTAAAGGATTACTTCAGAAGAAGAAAACAATTACATTACTTGGCTTATCAACCTGATGAAGTTATTAAGAAGAATGTTAAGAATTCTAAAGTAAATAGAGTATATGGTTGTCACATGATAGACCAACTTAAAGATGCAGGTGAAAAGTATATCAAATCTTGGTTATTAGAGACACTTGATTTTGATGATGAAGGTATGCCTATTAGAGCTTTAGATCAAATCTATTCTATTGGACTTTTGGAAGAATTAATTGGGTATAACAGAAAAGGAAACTTTGATAGGGTCATGGCTCTTATGCAAGTTATGTTTCAAGACCAAGAAGATTTACATGGTAAAGAATATCAACCAAAGACAAGAGGAAATGATAAAGCAAAACAACTTCTTGCTATGATGGATACTGCCTATATGAAAAATAATAATAGAAATGCACTACAATCATTAAAATAATTATTACTTTTGTAACTACTTATCCTTAAGCAAATGAATCAACCAGTTACACAACCCAAGTCATATTCTACTGAGAGACTTAGTAGAAAAGAAAAGGAAGACAATAAGTTCCTTTGGTACAGAGAAAAGATTGACATGTATGATACTAAAGCCAACTTCTTATCTATTGGATATGGAGGGGTGAATGAGTATAAAAGAATGAGAGTAAATTATGACTTGTTTAATAACATCATAGACCTTTCAGACTTTGCTTATGTGGCTAGTCCTTATGGTGCTGACCAAGGAGAGATGCCAGCTCAAATGGCAAATAGAGATATTTGTTCTTATAGAGTAAAAGCTCTTATTGGAATGGAGATGAAAAGACCTTTTGGATATAGGGTAATTGCAACTAATAAAGAAGCTTCAAATAGGAAAGTAGAAGAAGAGACTAAAAAAATTAGAGATTTTGTAGTCAATTCTGTAATGGAACCTATTAAACAACAAAAAGAAGAAGAATACCAAGCTCAAATGAAAGGCAGAAAATTGTCTGAACAAGAGTCTCAACAAATACAAGAAAAAATGGCTGCAGATATTGAAGCAGCTACTCCAGATAAAGTTAGAGCATACATGAAAAGGGACCATAGGGATCCTGCTGAAGTTCAAGGACAACAGATTCTTAATTACTTAATTAAGAAATTAGATGCTAGAAAGAAATTTAATAATGGTTGGAAGCATGGTTTAATCTCAGCTTATGAAGTATATTGGTTAGGGATAATCAATGGAGAACCAGCAATGAAAGTTGTAAACCCTGTTAGATTTTCTTGTGATAAAGCTTCAGACCTTGACTACATAGAACAAGGGGAATGGGCAGCAGCTGAATACAGAATGCACCCTTCTCAAATAGTTCAGACTTTTGAACTTACTGACCATGAAATAGATACTCTTTGGAGAAACTATAATCACCACATTACTCAGAGAGTACATGATAACTTATTTAACTTTGATGAATACCTTACTTATGAGGATAAGAATGCTGTAAGAGTATTGCATTGTGTATTCAAAGGACTTAGAAAAATAGGTTGGTTAGATTATATTGATGAAGATGGTATCCTTCAAACTAAGTTTATGGTTGATGAAACTTATAAACTAAATAAAGAAAATGGAGATGTAAAGATTAAATGGGAATGGATTCCTGAAGTGTATGAAGGATACAAAATTGGTATGCATATCTATAAAGAGATGAGACCAATTCCAGGACAATTTAAAGATATGGATAATATCTATAAATGCAATCTTCCTTATTATGGTGCTATCTATGATAATGTAAACTCTCAGCCTACTTCTGTAATGGATAGAATGAAAGTTTATCAGTATTATTACAACATTGTAATGTATAGATTAGAGTTACTCTTGGCTTCAGATAAAGGTAAGAAAATCTTAATGAACATTAATGCTATTCCTACTGACTCTGGAATTGACCTTAAGAAATGGCAATACTTTTTTGAGAGTACTCCTTTTATGTGGTATAATCCTGATGAAGAAGGAATGAATCAATCTGATGTAAATACTATTGCCAAAACTTTAGATTTATCTTTAGCTTCTGACATTCAAAAATATATACAACTTGCTGATTACCTAGAAGAAAAGTGTGGTAAATCTGTAGGTATTACTGATCCTGTATTAGGACAGACTTCTGTATCTGAAAGAGTTGGTAACAATCAACAAAACTTAGTTCAGACTTCTCACATGCTTGAACCTTACTTTGATTTACATAACTGTATTAAAAGAAATGTTCTTCAAGGTCTTCTTGATATTGCTAAGGTAGCTTATGCTACTTCAGATAAAAAGAACATCTCTTATATTCTAGATGATATGTCTTTAGAGATGCTTCAAATGGATGTTAACTTACTTGATGAGAGTACTTTAGGTTTATTTATGGAAGACTCTTCTATGTCAGAAGAAATTAAACAAACTATTCAACAACTTGCTCATGCTGCAATGCAGAATCAAAAAATTGAATTATCTGATGTTCTTAAAGTTATTAAACAAGATTCTATACAAGAAGCTGAAGAAGCTTTACTTGTATCTGAAGAACTTAGAGAAAATAGAGTTCAAGCTCAAAACCAAGCTGCAGAAAAAGCTAAAGCTGACTTCCAACAAAAAGAAATTGAATTTAAGAAAGAAGAGTGGGCTCATGAAGGAGAAATGATTGTTCTTAAAGAAGAAGAAAGAAGAAAAACTGAAATTCAAAAACAAACTATTCTTTCTATGGGATTTGATATTAACAAAGACCAGGATAGTGATGGAGTACCTGATGTACTTGAAGTTGCTAAACATGGTGTAGATGCCAATATTAGAATTTCAGAAGAAGCTAGAAAATCTAGAGAATTAGATTTTCAAATCTCTGATGCAAAAGAAAAAAATAAATTAAAAGAAAAAGAAATTGCTCAAAAGGGGGCAGGAAAATAAAATAAAGCTATTATCGTTTAAATGATATAACTTCATTTTGAATATGTAATTAATTAAATAATTAAACTTAAATTTGTCACAATTATGAGTGGAACAGAGAAAACCATTGACCAATTTGCAGGCTGGGAAGATACATCACAGCAACATGATTTCTTCGGAGAAACTAATCTAGAAGTAGATGTAGTAGAAGTAGCATCTAAAGATGATGTTAAAACAGAAGAAACTCTTGCAAAAGAAAAAGAGGAGAAAGAAGAACAAGAATTAATTGATGATCAATTTAGTTCTTTTGAAAAAAGTGCTCCTAAAGTTATAACTGAAGATGATGATGAGGATGATAAAACTCCTTCAGGTAAAAAAGAACCAGTAACTAATGTAAATAATAAACAGACTCTTGAGTTCTTAAAAGAAAAAGGTCTTGTAGATTATGAATTAGAGGAAGGTAAAGAACTTACTGAAGAAGAAGCAGAGCATCTAATTGAAGACTCTTGGGAGAAAGCTTTAGAACTAGAAGTAGAAGCTACAATAAAAGACTTGCCTCAAGATATTAAAGACTTGATTAAGTTTGCTTCTAAAGGAGGAAATGTTGGAGAACTATTAGGTAAAATGGTTCAACATGCAACTTCAGGTATTACTAAAGATAGTGATATAGCAAATGAAGATGTTCAAGTTCTTGCAATAACTATGGATTTAAAAAGTCAAGGTTATGATCAAGAATACATAGACTCTCAAGTAGAGTTTTTAAAGGATAGTGGAAAACTAGGAAATATTTCTAAAAAATCTTTTGATAAGATTATAGCAGGACAGGAAGCTGAAACTGCAGGTCAAGTTCAAAGACAAAAAGAAAATCTAGATAATAGAAAGAAACAAGCTAGAGAGTATAAGACTAACATCACTACTCACATTAATAGTTTAAGTGAAATGGGTGGATTGCCAATCTCTAAACAAGATAAAACAGTTCTTCCTACTTATATCTCAGAACCAACTGTAGAATTACAAGATGGTAGATATGTAAGTGAAATGCAAGCAGACTTGTTCAAAGTTATGGCTGACAAAGACAAAATAGTTCTTTTAGCTAAACTATTGAAAACAGATTTTGACTTTAGTGCTATTGAGAGAAGAAAACAAACTCAAGCTGCAAGAGGAGTCAGAGAAGCTGTTGAAAGAGTTGACAGAAAGGAATTATCAAATTCAGAAAGTGGAGGTCACAAATCCAATAAAAAGGCCCTCTGGGATATGCTAGAGGATTAATCAATTAATTACTAACTTTAAATTAAA